TAAGCTGATCCGGTCTGAAAAGATTGCGATTCTTATGGAAAATCTGCTGCTGGCAGCCTTTTCCGTAAATTATGGCAAATGGTGCTGTTTCCCAACAGCCACCTGCAGGATATTTCTATGTATTTAAGGAATATTGGACATGTCATTTGTAATATATTGAAAAGAGCATGGAAAGGGAAAACATATGGATATACAGACATTAAGAGCTATGGCGGGAACTGATATTAACACGATTTCCAAAGAATCATTGATTGATATCAAAGACGTTACCATAGATATGGAGAAAGGAAAGCAGGAAAGAATCTCAGAATTTTTTCAGCAGATTAAAAATCCCTACTGCTTTGTATGTAATGGGATGATAGTCAAAATGCATTTTAATGGAAACGAAAAAACATTGGAAGAGAAGTTGGACAGTTATTTTCTTTCATTATAAATATAGAAGGGTAAATTATGGAATCAGATTATTTAAGAAAATGTAGATTTGTTTATTCCAGTGTGCTATACTATAAGCGGACTAAATAAAGCCCAAATAGTTTAAGAAGTCAATTTAAACTATTTGAGGTGATCATTATGGATACAATTCTAAACGGCATCTATACTGCTGACGCTTATTATCGTTTGTCAAAGGAAGATGGAGATAAAGCAGAAAGCGACAGCATTGTAAATCAAAAAGCTCTCGTGAGGGAGTTTCTTAAAGTACATTCCGATATTCAAATATATAAAGAACGAGTGGATGACGGTTATACAGGGGTAAATTTTGAACGGCCTTCATTCCAGGCCATGCTGGAGGACATAAAATCTGGCACGGTAAACTGCGTGATTGTCAAGGATCTCTCCAGGTTCGGGAGGAACTACATAGAGGCAGGACGATATATCGAAAAAATATTCCCCTATCTCGGCGTCCGTTTTATAGCAATCAATGACAATATTGATACGGCTTCTGCTACGAGTGCGTCAGATGAATTACTGATTCCCTTTAAAAATTTGATCAATGATGCATATTGCAGGGATATTTCCATTAAGGTGCGCAGCCACCTGGATATGAAACGGGAGAACGGACAATATATCAGCCCATTTGCTCCTTATGGATATAAGAAGTCCGAACAGAACAAGAATCAGCTTGTGATTGATGAAAAAGCCGCTTCCGTAGTGCGCCAGATCTTCAAGTGGAAGATAGATGGAATGAGCAGTGCAAGGATCGCTGATAAATTGAACCAGTTAGGTATCCCTACGCCGATTGCGTACAAGCATATAAACGGGGATGCGCTTCACTGTGAATTTCAAAAAAAATCCGATTCCAAATGGATGGCAAACAGTGTAAACCGTATACTTGGAAACGAGATATACACGGGAACTCTTCTGCAGGGAAAAACATCATCCCCAAGCTACAAAGTCCGGAAACGAACAAAAAAAGCAGAACAAGACTGGATTCGATGTGAGAACTGCCATGAACCTATTATTTCAACAGAGGATTTTGACATGGTGAAGAAAACAAACAGGCAGGATACAAGGGTTGCCCCGGATGAACAGACACTGTATTTGTTTTCAGGGATTGCCAAATGCGGGCATTGCGGAGGAAATATGACCAGGAAAACAGTTCCTGCAAATGGGAAAAACTATGTATATCTTGTCTGTGTTGAAAATAAAAACAGCAAAAGCTGTTCATTTAATAAAGGGCTGTCTTTAAAAAAGTTTGAAAAGACGATTTTAGAGATTATCAATCTCCATATTGAGCATATATTTGAACTGAGTAAAATGTTGGATACAGCACAGAAAATTCCCTATACAGGGTATCTCTCTGAAAAGTTACAGGATCATATCCTGGAAAAAGAAAAGCAGATTGAGAAAAAGCGCCATTATACTACGGAGGTCTATGCGGATTTAAAAGATGGCGTTATAACAAAGGGCGAGTATTTGGAGTTAAAAGAATCTTTCTGCTCTGAAATCAATGCTTTAGAAAAGGAAATTGAAGCACTGCAGGAAGAGGCTGATGAACTGGCCAAAACAAAAAGGGATAAAGTGCAGTGGGTAAACCAATTCATAGAGTATAGAGGGTTTCCCAAACTGACAAGGGAGATTCTTCTGAAAATGGTAGAAGAGATCCGGATATTCGATAAGGATAGGATAGAGGTTATCTTTAAATTTCAGTCAGAGTACGAAGAAGTGTGTAAGTACATGGAGAGTACAGAAAAAATGGAAGCGTTTAGGAATAATGGAGGTAGAACAAATGGCGAGGAAAAGTAGAAAAAAGGCGCAAAATATATTTCCTGTTATGCCAGAAGTATCTGCCCCCAAAAGTAAAACGGGTATTTATGCGAGATTATCAGTAGAGGATAATGGAAATGCCGAAAGAGATTCTATAAAAAACCAAGTTTCATATTTAGAAGAGTATGTAAAAAGGAATGAAGATGATTTCCAACTGGTGCATATCTATGTAGATAACGGTACGACAGGAACTAATTTTGACAGGGCGGGATGGAAAGAACTGATTGAAGATGTAAAAACAGGGGCGGTTGACTGTCTGGTTTTTAAGGATTTCTCCCGTATCGGTAGGGATTATATTGAAGTTGGAAACTATCTTGAGAAAATATTTCCGTTCTTAGGGGTAAGAGTTATTTCGGTGAATGACAATTTTGACAGCAGAAAGCAGCCGTTTGAGAGCAATATGCTGATGAACTCTTTGACAAACATTGTAAATGACTATTACGCAAAAGATATTTCCCGAAAGATTTTACAGGCAAAAAAAGTAATGCAGGAGAATGGGGAATATACCAGCGGGGTATATCCCTATGGATATAAAGGTGATGATAGTAATAAAAGGAGTCTGGCCGTAGATCCCGAAGCGGCTGATGTAGTAAAAAAAATATTTAAGTGGCGCATTCAGGGGAAAGGGTGTACGAGGATTGCCAATTATCTCAATAAGCTTGCAATCCCCTCGCCGGGATTATACCGCTTTATGAACGGATTTCAGTCTTTTAAGCGGAGCAGTCATTCAAAGTGGCGGGCAGAGCATATATCTGGAATTTTAACCAATCCCGTATATTTGGGGCATTTGGTACAAGGCAAATCACAGGGGAGCCATTTCAGAAATAATGGGAAAAAACAGCGTCTGCCGAAAGAAGAGTGGATTATTTCAGAAAATACGCATATTCCGCTTATAACACAGAGAGAATTTAACATTGCGAAAGCTATGGCAGAAAAAAGCCATATGATGTATTGTGAGCGAATGAATGCAAATACAAATATCCCACAGGAGGAAAATTGCCTTCGGGAAAAAATATACTGCAGGAAGTGCGGACAAAAGATGTTCCGAAGAAGCAGGGTTACAAATGGGGTGAGAAGATATTACTTTTATTGTGATTCGAAAAGAAGGTTTCTGGATACAGAATGTGTACAGGCTTCTATATACGAAACACCATTAATGGAAACAGTAAATGAAGTGATCCATCAACAGATGCAATTATACGGAATCCTGTCTAATCAATGGGCCGGACAAGAAAAAAATATGACCGGCAGCGTACATGGTATTGAGGTCGATAAACAGAAAAGAGATATACACAAACAAGACTTGATGCAAAAAATCCAGAGTATAAAAAGAAAACGTCGGGAGCTTTATGTGGATATGAAGGAGGGACTGCTTGCTCAGGAAGATTTTGAATATGAAAAGAAGCAGTTAGCCCAAAAACAGCTATCCTATGAAATAGAAATAAAAAATGCAGGAGGGAAAAATAAGGAAGAAGAAAAAGCTATAGAAACTTTAAATGTCTGTTTGGAAGAGAGCATACAGGCAGAGGATAGAAAGATTCCTTTAGAAATCTTAGATACTCTGATTGAAAAAATAATTGTAGAATCTCCGGAACGGATAGAAATCAAATGTACTTATGCTGATCTGCTCCAAAAATGGTGTAATGAAATGCAGCTTTCAGATTGGAGAGAAGGTGGGATTCATGGATGACAGATACATAGCGGGGTACATGAGAATATCTGACGATGATGAAGATTTAGGAGAAGGAAAAAAAGAAAGCAACAGTATTGAAAATCAAAGAAAGTTAATAGAATCCTATGTGGAGAGACACGAAGAACTATCATTGTATCCGTTGAAAGAATTTGCAGACGACGGTGTTTCGGGGGTGAGCTTCAATCGACCCGGAGTTCAAAGGCTTTTAAAAGAGATAAAGGAAAATCGGGTTCAATGTGTTGTTGTAAAGGACTTATCCAGATTCGGGAGAAATTATATCGAAGCGGGGGACTATATTGAGCAGATTTTCCCCTTTCTGGGAGTCCGGTTTATTTCCATTGCAGACAATTTTGACAGTTTCAAAAATCCTGCGGGAATTGAGATAGGGCTTAAAAATCTTATACATGATTTATATAGCCGGGATCTATCGAAAAAAATAAAATCCACAAAAGCATTGATGCAGAAACAAGGCGTTTATAGCGGAGGCGGTGTGCCGTTTGGTTATATAAGGGATAATGTGAATGGCAAAACGGCAGATTTTATTCCCGATCCGGAGGCGGCACAGGTTGTAAGACAAATTTTTACCCTTGCTGCGGATGGAAACACAACGACTAAGATTGCGGACATACTGAACAAAAAGGACATCCCCACGCCAGGGGCATATAAAAGAGAACATGAAAAGATTCGATATCAGATGAAAAATGATAAGAGAAATCTATGGACTTCATCCCAAATTTCTCTTATCATTCAAAATGAAGTTTATTTAGGAACATTTGTGAGCCATAAATTATCCACGGTTAAGCCGGGAGTTGTAAGAAAGATACAGGAATCTGAATATGTGAAATTAGAAAACCATCATGAAAAATTAATTGAAAAGGATGTATTTCAAAAAGCTCAAAAAGTAATCTCTACAGGAAAAAAACGGAAGAATAGTAAGGATAAAGAAAATAAAAATCCATCCCCATTAAGGGGGAAAATAAAATGTGGATGCTGTGGATATGGAATGAGCTTTAAACCATCCGTAAAGAAGCCGTACTATTATTGCAGGATGGGAGATAGCTGCGGTTCACATATGCGGATAGACTCTGATCTGATGGAGAATATTGTATGGGATATACTGCAGAAGATGATAGAGGTATGCCATGAGAAAGAAAAAGCGATGCAAGGGAAACAGATGCAGATATTTTCGGCAATCTCAAGTGTACAAGAAAAAAAGAGGGCTTTAGAAATAAGGACAGAGCATTGCAGAATCAGTCGCTTAGAACTATACCATCAATGGAAGGAGGGGGAAATCACTAAGGAAGAATACATTACAAGAAAAAGGGAAAGCGGTTCAGGCGAAGCAGAGTATCAGAAAGAGTTGGAACAATTAAGCCAGCGCCTGTCGGATATACTTTTTCTCCAAAAGCAGATTGAACAAAAAAGTGGATTGGCGATGTTTGTAGAAGTACAGAACTTGACAAAAGAACTGGCAGACGAACTGATTGAACGGATTGAGGTGTATGATAATGGCAGAGTCGAAATAAAATGGAAGATAAAAGACGTTATGGAATGACAGATTGCAAAAAAGATAAGGAATTTTTTAGTCTTA